AGTGGCTGGATGCAAAGGGTGATCCGGATCGGGAGAAAGTCGTCATGAATACCCGCTTCGGGGAATCCTACAAAGCAGCCGGAGCCTTTGAAAGTGATGACTTCCTGCTGCGGCGTAGAGAGAACTACGGCGCAGAGCTTCCCGACGGCGTGCTGATGTTGACAGCCGGGGTAGATACCCAGGACAACCGGCTGGAGTATGAAGTTTGCGGCTGGGGAGAAGGGGAAGAGTGCTGGGGCATCCTGAAGGGTGTTATCCTGGGCGCTCCGGATCAGCCAACAACCTGGGCAGAACTGGACAAGATTCTCGACCGGGTATACCGGTTCAAGGATGGTTCCGGCCTGAAAGTGCTGCGGACGTTCATCGACTCCGGCGGCCACTACACCGGAGCGGTCTACAACTACTGCGACAGGAATTATGCGAAACAGCGGTTTGCCATCAAGGGCCAGGGCGGCCCCGGCCTGCCGCTTAACTATAAGATCGGCAAGTCAAAAGGCCTGACAGCACCCCTGGTCATGCTAGGTGTTGACGATGGCAAACAGCAGATCATGAACCGATTGTCTATCAAGGACGTCGGTCCTTTATATTTCCATTTTCCTCTGGATGAAGAGGGTGTCATGACGAACCGGGGTTATGACGGACTGTATTTTCGGGGTCTCATCTCAGAACACAAGCAGACCGTGAAGCGAAACGGGACTTACAGAGAAGTTTGGGAACCTACACAAGGTGTCCGGAACGAACCTTTGGACCTGCGGAACTACAACCTGGCCTGTATGAAGAGCCTGCATCCCGACTGGGAACGCATCAAAAAAGTGCTGACAGAAGCTCCTATGGAGCCTGAAAAACCCTCTCAGACCGTAAAAATGGCCCCCAGGAAGCCGATAAAGCGGTCTGTGAACACGAATATATGGTAGGAGTGAAGACCTTATGAGCAAAATCCAGAATGAACGCTTGAAAATGTATTTAGAGGCCGAAAAGGCTGTGCTCACAGGGCAGAGCTATACCATCGGCAACAGAACCCTTACAAGGGCTAACCTGGCCACCATACGGGCGGCCATTGACAGCCTTATCGCTGCCGGCGCTACCCTTGATGATGAAACTTTCGAGCCTGCGGGCAGTACCCGTCGGGTGACGTTGATGGATTGAAGGAGGTTGTGACATGGTTAGACGCAAAGCGAAGATTCCCAAAGCAGGAATCAGGTCCCCTACCCGTAAATTCCGGGAAAGCGGCTACTCTGATGGTGGCGCGTCCCTTACAAAGGATGCCCTGAAGTCTTGGAGACCTAAACGGTACAGCGCTAAAAGCGATATCGACGCCAACCTGACCACCCTGCGCAACCGGGCAGCCGATCAGGCCATCAACACCCCTATCGGTTCGGCAGCGCTGGTCACCAGTGTGATGCATACCGTAGGGGCCGGCCTGAAGGTGTTCCCCCGTATTCCGTATAAATTCCTTGGCCTGACGGCTGAAGAGGCACGGGCCTGGGAACGGAAAGTGGTGCGGGAATTCAATCTGTGGGCAGAATCTAAGGAATGTGACCTGCATCGCAGGAACAACTTCTACGATCTGCAGAATATCGCCTACGCCACCTATCTGACGGACGGTGACAGCTTCGCCATGTTCCGTCGAAAGAGCCCGACTACCAATTTCCCATATACCCTGCGCCTGCAGCTGCTGGAAGCCAACCGGGTCAGCAACCCATTAGGCGATGGCGCCTATATTACGTATGCGAACAGCTACGGAGTGGAGCAGATCAACCCGGACAATGGCAACCACATCATCAGCGGCGTGGAAATCGACAAGGACGGTAGTCTGGTGGCCTATTGGGTATCCAATCACGTGCCCGGTGACCCTGCCAGCATTGACGGTGTGACCACCTGGACTAGGGTGAAAGCCTTCGGCCCTCGTACCGGCATGCCGAACATCCTGCAGGTCTGCCATGATGTGCGGGCAGAACAGTATCGGGGTGTGCCTTATCTGGCACCGGTGCTGGAAAACCTGAAGCAGGTGGGCCGATATTGCTCTGCAGAGCTGACCAGCGCCATCATCCGCAGCTTCCTGTCCGTGTTTTTCACGAATACCAATGCCAGCAATTCCATTGACAATATCCTTCCAGATGCTTATGTGAAAGACCCTGACGAGCCGCTGGTGAATCCCGGCGACTATCACTTGGGGCCTGGGACGTTGAATTCCCTACCGAAAGGCGTGGATGTGAAGACGGTGGACAGCGCCAACAGCCAGAGCGTGTACGATTCGTACATGACCCATCTGGAAAAAGGCATTGCCGCCAGCTTAAACATCCCCTACGAGGTGCTGTTCAAGAACTTCAACAGCTCTTACAGTGCTTCCCGTGCTGCGTTATTGCAGGCACAGGCGGAATTCAAGACCCGTCGGCAATGGTTTGCCGCTGACTTCTGCCAGCCCGTTTATGAACAATGGCTATTAGAGGCTATTGTTCTTGGCAGAATAGATTGTCCAGGGTATTTTGATGACCCTGTGAAGCGAAAAGCCTGGGCCTCTGCTGACTGGTTCGGTCCTACCATGAGTATCCTTGATCCTGTGAAGGACGTGAACGGAAGCGCTTTGCGCGTGACCTACGGCCTGTCTACGAGAGAACGGGAAGCTGCTGAAATGACTGGCAGCGATCTGGAAGAAAATCTGGAACAGCTGGCCTATGAACAGACCCTGATTGAGAAACAGGGCCTGAAAATGGGGAATCCTGAAGTGCTTGCAGGAGCACAGAAGAACGGAGGTGATTCGAGCAATGAATAGATTTTGGGAAATCAAAAATGAAGCGGATTCTGACTCCGCGGAACTCCTGCTGTATGGCGAAATTACGTCCGATGCCAATCTGTGGCGCAATATCATCCCCGATGACCCGTCCGCATCTGCTGACACGTTTGCCAGAGATCTGAAAGCCCTTGATGGCAAAGAGCTGACCTTGCGGATCAACAGCCCTGGTGGTGATGTGTTCCAGGCCCAGGCTATGTACAGCCTGCTGAAAGCCTACAAAGGCAAGGTCAAATGCTATATCGATGGGATCTGTGCCAGTGCTGCCACGCTTGTGGCCTGTGCTGCCGACTCTATCACGATGCCGGACAATGCAATCTTCATGATTCATAATCCTGCTGTGGGCGTATGCGACTGGTTACAGCCTGATGATGTGGTGAAGCTGCAGAACTCCCTGCAGGCCAGCGTGACCACATCCGTCAACGTCTATAAAGCCAAGACGGGCCTGGAAGAAGCGAAAATCAAGGAATTGATGGACGCAGAATCCTGGCTGACTGCCCAGGAAGCCAAAGAGTACGGCTTTGTGGATGAGATTGACGGCTATGAAGTGGCTGCCTGCGTCGGAAAAGACGGTATTTTGAGCATCAATGGCCTTGAAATGCCGGGTCTGAAGGCCCATCAAGACAGTATTTTGGCTCAGATGAAGCCAAAGAAAGGTGAACCAATGAACGTATTAGACCAAATCAGAGCTCTGTTAGAAGGCGAAAATAAGCCTGCGGAGCCTACTGCAGAACAGAAAGCCCAGGCTGAAGCGGCTAGAATCGCCGCCCTGGATGGCATGAAAGGCGATAACGACTATGTGAACGCCCTGGTAGAAACTGCCAAAGCACAAGGCATGAGCGCAGAAGCCCTGAAGCCCTTCGCCGATGCAGTAGCAAACGTGGAACCGAAGATGCTGCAGCAGATCAAGGCCCTGATCCTGGACCAGCAGCAGTCTGGTGCGGCTCAGGTCAAACCTGAACCGGTTGCAAATAAACCTGTAAATGCGGTTGACGATGAGATTGCCAAAGTCGCCGCTCTGGCTAACAAGAAAAGAGGTTAAGAACAATGGCTATTAGAGAAACTTATGATGTGACTCCGGATAACCTGATGGGCGGTCCTGAATTCCCCGTCCTGACGAAAAACTATGCGATTACTGCCGGCACTGCCCTGAAGCGCGGTACCCTGCTGACCATCACTGATGGCAAAGCTGCCGCAACGGCTAAAGCTGGTGTAGCTTCTGCTATCGTTGCCAACGATGCATCCGCTACCGATACTGTAGTAACCGCCTATGTGGCTGGCCGGTTTAACCGGGATGCCATTATCGTAGCTGATGGAGCTGATTCCGCAGCTGCTCATGAAGAAGAGCTGCGCAAAGTCGGCATCCACCTGGCCTAATGTAAGGAGGATTAAACAATGATTGATATTAAAGATACCGTATCTCTGATCAAGGCAACGGAACGCATCACTGCTCCTGCCGCAACCCTGCTGGATACCTTCTTCCCCAACGTGCTGCCGGTAGCTCCTACGACTTCTGTAGAAGTGCAGTTCCGCCAAGGCTCCCGTCGTCTGGCTCCCTTCATTGTGAAAGGCGCAAAGGGCGTCAATGTGCCTTCTGAAGGCTTCCAGAGTGCTTTTTATAAGCCTCCTATGATGGCTCCTTCCCGCATCATCGACCCCGAAAAGCTGGAAGAACGTTCTTTCGGTGAAGGTCTGTACAGCGCTATGACCCCGGCCGACCGTGCCCGTGCTTATCAGGCAAAGGATATGGCTGACCTGAAGGCTATGGTCATCAACCGCAAAAACAAGATGGCCGCTGACATTCTGACCACCGGCAAGTGCGTAGTCGCCGGCAAAGCAGATGATGGCAAGGATGAAGTTCAGGATACTTTGGATTTCACCAACAACGGTGCCTGGAACAAACTGGTGCCTACGACCACTTGGGACAAGGCTGGTGCAACCATTTACGATGACATTAAAGGTATGTCCGAACAGATTCAGCAAAAAGCTAATGCGGTTCCTACCGTGCTGATTGTCGGCAAGAACGTTTCTGATTACCTGCTGGGCAACGACCAGATTATGAAATGGCTGTCTGTGCCCCTGGCCAACAATCTGACCCTGTTCAACTTCACTCCGCGGATTGTCTCCCCGAATGTCATGTTTGTAGGCCGCATTCCCGCCCTGAACCTGGAAGTCTACAGCTATGCAGAAGCCTATGTAGACGACGAAGGCAACATGAAGACCTTTATCGGTGACGATGATGCTATCCTGGCAGTTCCTGGCCGTGGCAACCAGATTCATGGTGCTGTAACCCTGCTGGGCGATGGCAATGCCTTCAATACCTTTGCCGCTACCGAAGTTCCTTACTACAACGGCAACAAAGATACCCAGGAACTGAAGCTGACCATGTACAGCCGCTGCGTCCTGGCTCCGGAATGCCTGGATGACTTCGCCTGCATCAAGACCAAAGGTGAATGAGTATGATTGTGCGGGTAAAACGGAATTATCTTTCTGACCAAGGCAAGATTTTAGTACTCGGCGATGTAGTCGCCTTAGACGAGGACGTTGCT